AACATAAGAAGAACCGTCAATAGCAGATCCAGCAGCACCTCCAGCAGCGGCGTTATAAAAAATAGAATAACTACCAGAATTAGAAGGAGTAGTTCCCGCAGCTCCTAAAGCACCGCCCGCTCCGCCAACACCTGAATAAATTTGATCTATAACAGTAGTTAAGCCTGTTTCTTCATCGTAAGCCACTATATCTTGTACTGAAGCAAGACCACCAGCACCTCCAGCGTTAATAGTACCTGTAGCACCATAGTTACCAGCAGCCCATCCTGCATAAACAGTACCAGTACCTCCTGTACCTAAACCAGCACCGCCGCCGCCGCCGCCACCGCCATTATACGCATTATTATATCCACCATCATTATAGTAGTTTGAGGAACCAGCACCACCGCCTCCTCCTCCGCCACCGATAGTACCTAAATTAGTAATAAAAGTAGTATTTCTAGTGTATAAAGCAGTACCTCCAGGAGAACCATTAGTAGGACCACTCCAAATACCTCCACCAAGGCCTCCAGCTCCTGCAATATATTTACCTGCCGCAATGTTAATAAACACTTTAGATCCTGTAGGTAAGCCAGAAGCTATAAAAGCAGCAGTTGCTGTTGTAGTAGAGTATACATTATCATTGATATTAACAATAGCCCTTACAGGTATAATAGCGTTCCAACCAGCACTTACGGCTAGACTGTATACATTGACACCTGCAGTAGCTGAACTAATAGTAATAAGTGCAGTGTAACCACCACCACCTAAAGAAAGTATGCGACTAACTGGAGGCATTAGAATCCTTGTCCACCTACAAAAGCTAAGACACCTACGTTAGAACCTGTAGGAGACACGAAAGATATAGTGTCCATCCTACCTGCCGTAGTAGTTAAAGTTACTGGTGTATTTGAATTTGGATAAGCTACGTTAGAATTAGTGTTAAAATTATATCCTGTACCATTAGCGTAAAAGAATACTGAAACACCCCAACCCATAGTAGTATTATTATTACTAAATATAATAGAATTAATATGTGATGTTACGTTAACTCTGTGCATACTAGCTAACCCTACATCAAGGTTCAATACATTACCAGTAATACTTGTTGTCACGACTCTTTCTGCTAATGAATCAATAGCTACTCTGCCTTTAGAAGTAAATATAGAGTTATACACAAAATTAGTAGCCAATTCGTGTCCAGTTAAAGAATTTACTGCAATCGCTGTATTAGGTACTTGACGTGATATAAACATAGCACTAGTTAAACTAGAAGCTGGTGGTATACCAACGTCTACAATGCTTGGAGTATTAGCAGTTTTCATATAAAGACGATAGTTAGCGCCCGCACCTACAGTAGTAAGTAACTCTGTTTGCTCAATAGTCGCAATGTTGGTAACTAAGTCAGTAATACTTTCGAAATTTCTAGAACCTAAACCTACACGAGTATAGTTGGAAGATATACCACCGCCTTTTTTAGCTGTTGCATCATAGGCGTAAAAAGCATTATAAATACTACTTCTATAAAGCATACCTGTATAAGGAGCTGTAGCAACACCAGCAACAGTTATTTCTAAACTAGAGGGCGGTGTAGGTCCATAAAAGTTACTAAAAAGACTTAATAGTGAATTATTAAAGTCATTAAGAGACAAAGTAAAACTTTTACCTGCGGTAGGAGTGGAAAACGTATTTGCTGTTGGCATGTATTAATATCCTGTTAATTGCATATTTACTAATACGCCAGACACAAATGCTCCGGTATTAGTATATACAGTAATGTTAGCTTGAGAAGTATTAGAGTTTATAGAAGAGTAAGACGCAATTGTATTATTAATTCTCAATGGAGTATCGATAATAGGTGTTAATACAACTACGGGGTTAGACTTAAAATTTTGCTGAGGAAAAGTTACAATAGTAGGATTAGAAACAACATTAATTAATGTCGTATAACGTTTTTCTTGTAAATCAACACTATATCTAAATTTATCTAGCACAGCAGTCGCTAAAGAAGGAGTATAATTGAATATATTCAATTTCAGCTGGAACCATCTAAATTCTAATTCGCTGTTATTGTAAGTGATAAATGACTCTCCACTAGTAATAGCACTAACATTTACGTTAGTGTTATTAACTGGATAATAAACATTATCAGTAGAATAACGAATTTCTAAGTTATATCCAATAGCAGAATCTGGTCCTGCCCAAGTACCTAAACCTTCAGGATCCCCCCATTGTTTTAGATTAACTAATTGATAACTAGAAGCTTTTAATGTAACATTACCAAAATTGTTACTAGTAGTAAGAACACCACCAGCATTATATACAGCTCCAATAGCAATAGCATTAGCATTAATTACTCCAGCAATAAGAGCAAAACAATTAGCGTTAGAAACGTCACCTGCAAACTGCCCAGAATTCCAAATAGCGTAAACATTACCATATGAATCTGTACTTATTAAAGTCTTATTAATAGAATCATATACAGCACCATTACTAGTTAATAAAGTACCTATATCACTACCTGAATCCCATAACACATTTGATGAGGGACTTACTGAAGATACATAAGACACTAAATTTTCTCTCATGGATAGCCAAGTAGAAGCAAGAATACTAGTGACATTAACATCTAAACTAATTTTACCTGTTACAGTAGTTCCTATGTCTCTAAATGATGTTTGATAATAACCGTTTGAAGATAAAGCTAAATCATTAGCAGATACAGAAACAGTAAAACCACTACTAAAACCATTAGAATTTTCAACTAAAGTTGAAGGACCGACACCGGGAGTAATTGGATCATCTACTGCATAATTAAATCCGCCGTTATCACTATTAGCAAAACTAGGCCAATAGTACTCTGCGTAGTTATTGTTAGTCATGTAAGCTACAGCGTCATTAGCAGCAGGATCATCCTCAGACCAAGAACGATAAGAATTTAAAGAACTAGGTCTAGTTAAATTAATAGAGAATCCCATAACAGTGTCGCTCTCATTACGGCTTGTATCTCTAGTTTTGATTAAATAAGTATAGTCGCCGTACACGTCAATGTTAGAGACGTATAGTTCAGTTGGAATTGCCATTTTTGATATTTGGGTGGCTAAATTCCAAATAGTAGTATACTGACTAGTGTCTACAGCACCTCTATAACGTCTAATTTCAACTTCTTGTAAATCCAAATCTAATAAAGTTCCATCAGAATTACGTGCAAAAGTCCAAAATAATGTTAATAAACCAGAATTTTGAGCGTAACTAAATGTCTGAACATTAGCAGGAATTGCTGATTTTCCTATAACTGTGTGAATAATATTTTTTGTAATACCAGTTAAATCTGCATTAATAGGAGTCACTTTAACTACTAAATAATTAACTCCTGATGTTCGACCACGTTCAATATTATTAATAATGTAGTTAATTCTATTAGTAGCATCTACTCCAGAAGCAGGTACTTGAACTGTGTGATAATTAGATAAACCAGTTGTTTCACCTTCTATTTTGTAGCTAATTTCATAAGCTAAAATTTCGCTAGAACTATCATGATCAAAAGATATGATGGCTCTACAGACAACGCCTTGACTAGTATCATAATATAATTTTTCAGTAACTGCTAAATTCTCGACAGAAGGTAAAGTTAATTCATCAACAACGATTGATTTAATAGTATATGGACTTTTTCGACCAGCAGAATTAATATTTTGAGCTCTAATACTAACTAAACCTCTAGGAACATTATATATAGATCTTCCAGTACTCAAGGTTAACGGTACATAAGGATCTCCTTTAACTAATTTATAGACAGCATTATTTGCTAAATGAAAATTACCTGGGTAAGTATTCTCATTATAGTCTAGTGTAAAGGTGTTATTAGTGGTCAATACGTTACCAATAGAACCATAAGGATTAGGACTAATATTAGTAGCGCTAAAAGAAGTAGCATTAATATTAAGATTATCAGTTAAATATACTCTATAAATACTATTTGCGGATAATACAGAATTATATTTAGGTGTATTAGAAATATAACTAACATTAGCAATACTATATACATTGTTATATGCAATAAATATATTGTCGCCCATTTCTATTATTGGAACGGTATACATAGTTGTAGTTATTTTTAGATTAACATATGAATTGTCTAAAGTAACTGATATGTTAGCTCTATTATCCCAGTCAAATACAGAAGAACTTTGCAATCTATTATCAAGGTACAAATTAATAAAACTAGAATCTTCTGGTTTATGCACTAAATTAGCAGTATAAGTACCTGTTGCATTAGTAATATCAAAATAATTAATTACTTGCTTAGTTGTACCTGTAATATATATAGCTTTATCGTTAAAGCTATTGGTAGCTAATGGTTGATACACATTAAGATAAAAAGGAGGATCAGGTAATTTTGAGAATAAATCTTCTGAAGCAATTACATTTTTAATTTTTAAAGTATTTGTAGTTAGGTCAAAACTCTCAACATTACTGGTAACATAGCTGTAAGGATCAACATAAGCTACTTGTTGAGGTGCTAAATCAGTATCTCGTAATCTAACTCTATAAGAAACTTGTACTACATTAGAAAATACGTTGTTATTAAGTACGTGTACGTGAGTAGGTAATGTATTAGTGTCAACTAAATCATTTAAACCTCTGATAGTAAACTGAATATTAGTATCAGAATCAGTTTTTGACATACTAGATACTAATACGGGAATTGTGCCTAATTCAGTGTTAAATCCGTTTTTACCCATTAAATAAGCAGGAGCAGTGTTAGAAAAAGAAGATACGTTTGTAGCACGTAGAAAAAGTGAAGTCATTAAACAGCTGCCCCTATATTAGTTAATAAAGATTGAACAATTTCGAAATATGTATTATTCTGCTCCGCAGTCATGTGAGCTCCTATGGTGGCGAAAGCGGTATTACCGGATTTAGCAAGGCTAAGTGCTGCAGGTGGTGTTATAAAACCACCAAATATTACATTACCCGTGGGTAATGCAGTACCAAATGTCGAAGGAGGAGTTGAAACAGTCCTTGTTACGCCGTTTTGATAAGCATTAGCAGTTGGGCCAGTTTTAGTAACTACAAAAAGACCTGAGCCGCCTGTAGCACTACTTTGACCAGCACCAGTAGCCAGAATAAATTGTGATAAACTGGTAGTTCTTCTAGGATTTAGAAAAATTCTATTAAGAGTCGTAGCACTATAAGAACTCATAAGATATCTACTAGTTGTGGGATTTACGGTACGCTCATAAATACCTACGTGCATGTTATCGTAAACCATAGAACTTGCACGTACAGCAACATTCCAGCCAGAATCTACGTAAGTAGTCGAACCGTCAAAACGATAACCTGTGTTAGCTGTAAAAACAGGAGTATTAACGGCTGTTCCTAACACTAAACTTTTAAAGCCTAATAGAGCTTGAAATTCATTTTCTCCAGCATGAATCCAAAACTCGTCAATGGAATTATACAGAGAATTTTGTTTTAATGAACCTATAAAATCATTCAGTAATAAACTGCGTGTTTCCGAAACACTATACCCATTTGAGGATACTACGTCAAGATATGCTAATACTTCTGGGTGCCAGTAAGGCTCATTAATACCAATAATATCAATCATAGTATCAGGATAGGATATATCAAATTTAGTTTGAATATTAATAGGATAACCTGAAGTATCAGTAGAAGAATTAAGATCTACTACGTAAGAAATAGTACCATCAGCTGCTCTAACAGGACGAGAAATTAAATCAAGAGTCGGTGCTGGGGGAGTGATTAATACACTACTTACATCTTGGTATACTACCGGAGTGTAGGAAATAGAAGCCTCAGAATCCACATAAACGTTGGAAATGTATTCCATAGCACTAATATCAATATCGTGATCATCACCACGCTGTATTTGAGTAACTTTAAATAATTTATCTGACTGAGAAGTAAAAATATTGTTGGGATCAACCTCTCCTAAAGTCCATAAGTCATTTTTTAATGGAACATTATTTGCAGACCAAGTATGTACGCCAGCATCAAAAATACGAGAAGTTGGATTATATCTAGTTACAGCACCAACTCGAGCTACATCGTAACCAGAAACTACGTTTCCAGTATTTATTAAGTTAAAATCAACATTGCTTAATAGGTAATAGTCTACTCTATCTGAATTTTGTTTAATAACACGTAAAGCCAAAGGTTTGGTGTTAGATGTGAAAATTGAATTAGATAATCCAGGAGAAGTAAAATGTTCTAAATATAAATAACTATTACCTATGATAGCATCATCAAATATTCTACCCGCAAATCCCCAATTAGTACCTGTAACTTTAGTAGCTACGGATACGATATCACCTACTGTTAAATGAATAGCTTCGACAGAAGATTTAAACGTAATTTTTCTTCTTAAATATTTACCACTTGCTAATAGATATTGTCCAAAACGAGTAGCTTGGCTACGCCTAGTACAACCTACTAAATCTAATTGCTTAACATTTTCGATATGATTAACTTCACGTAGTATACCATCATCATCTATTCTAACAATTTCGCGTTTATAATGATTTAATGGATCAATGAAGCTAATTTCACACCCAGTAATAATATCACTTTCTCTAGTACCACTAATAACCAATGATCCATCAATAATATTTGTCTCATTAAATACAGCCATAGGTAATTCATCTGGCATATCTACGTTTAAAGATAGTTTACCGGCGCTGTAGTATAAAATACCTCTAAATAATGCGGTAATCTGCTGAATAGTATCCATAACCTGTTTTTTATTACTTAATAGTATGTCACAGATAAATCTACGTTCCTGTACTAAAGTACCGTTAGGTAATCCTAATAGAATTTCTCTAGTATTAGTGTAAGTGTTACGTGGTTTATATCTCCAGCTACCATCTGCAGTAGCAGAAACACCGACAAATTTACCTGTTTTTGGGTCAACACCATCACAATATTGAGCTATCTTATAAAAATTATATTTATCAATATTTTCTAAATTAATACCTAATCCGTATGTTTTATTTGTTAATAAATCAAATACTACCCAAACTGGATTCTGAGTCCAATTGTACACAAAACTACCGTCCCAAAGATTATCATAAATAACAGGGTTCATTTCTGTCTGCACAGTACTACCAGTTTTTTGTAAATAGTAACCTTTGGAGGCACGTAAAGCGTCAGTTACTTCTACTTGTCGCCAATCAATTTCTCCATTCTCTAGAATAGGTTGATTATAATTAGAAGGCACACGACATAGTAAGCCTTTTATCATACTTGTAATAGTAGGTATTCTACCAGAATATTCTCCAGTAGCTTTAACGACATAACCAACTAAACTAGTTCTTGGATAAGATCTTTCTGTATATTGTATCTCATCCCAACCATAAAATGTAATACTATTTAACATTTTAGCAGTATTAGGATCATTATCAGAAGTTTGAACAGTAAATCTATAACCTAAGGCAGAACGCTTTTTTTCAGGTATAATAATATCCACACTAAATTTATAGTTTCCAGAAGCTTTACCAGAAATTGTACGAGTAGCTTCAACTAATAATTCTGTACTGGTGCTATCATACACGAAAACTTGAACAGTAGCATTCCAAGGATTTGTATTACCATTATTATCCATAAAGGCTAGAGTAGGTAAATTAAATTTGAAACTTAAAGCATCCCAGGTAGTTCCTGTAGAAGTAGCCATATACTGTACACTAACAGGTTGAATACCAGATCTATCACCTTTTCGTAGAACTACTGGATTATTTAAACTTTGTGGTACTACTAATTCTGTACCAAACACTCTAAGTGGCGCTTGATTTAAAGTACCAGTATTATAAGCATAATAAAATAAATCAGTATTTATAGATCCATCACCAGTCAAATTGATAAAATCATCAATAGGTCCTTCGTTTAACTCAATATCCTGTGGACCATTAGAGTTAATTCTATATACTGGACCTTCTCCGATAGCTGTTAGTACGTATAGTAAGTCAGTAGCAAACAAATTATCGTTTGCTTCTGTAGGATTACTACTACCCCCACCTTTACTACCACCTTTATTATGTACAAAAATATCTTCTACAATATAGGTATGATTATTTTCAACAGTTAAATTATATACTTCTGAGGATGTAATATCTAAAGTAATAGATTTAATAGGTAATTTACTATTATTAACGCCTACAAACGCTTCTTCTGCGTGAAAATGACGTAGTTCTTTAAAGGAATTATCCTCAGTCAGGAACCAGTGATTATTGGTAACGAATAGGATTGTACCATTCCACAATTCAACTTTACTTACTTCTTCAGAAAGATGTCGGAAAATAGCAATAACTTTATTATATGTTATGTCTCCCGTATGATTGAAAGAAGCTACTAATTCACCAATATTAATATCTTTAATTAGTTTGTAGCCTGTTGTAGTTAACACACGAGTAGACGGAGCAAAACAACCTTTAGAGCCTTTACTTCCGTAAATTTTAGGTATTTTTTTACCATTTATTAAATAAAATTCTTTAAATATAGTTTGCAACACTAATGTATGTCCCTCTGTCGTGATTAATAGTCTTAATTTTACCGCTAATAAATTGTCCTGATACTCTGTGGTGTCCGTAAATTAAAGGTATAGGAGTGTCTGTGGATGTTGTATTTACTAATCCTTCGAATGAATCATTATTTCTTCTAGCTGGAGTATCTGTTGTACCTTGTGGATTAGAGCTAGGTCTTGTGCCTAAAGCATTTAAAACTCCAGATAAAACCATACTAATACCAGTACTCATCATAAATCCAGTTAAAGATAATCCTGCTATAGCTACACCTTGCAGACCAGGTATGAATGCTGCTGCAATTAAAGCTGCACCAATAGCGATACCTGCGGCATCTTCTCCCTGGCCGTAAATAGTAATAATGAAAACTAAATTAGTACTTTTAGTAGAATTAGTTATAGTATGTGGTATTATTTTTTTAGAATCTTTATCTATGAAATATACTAAACTTTGAACTTGTTGACTAACAATTTGTGTAATATACAAAGCTAATTTCGGAAATAATAATCTAATACCATCCAATACTACGGAAATGGATTGTGTGTCAAAATTTTGTTTTTCTACTCCATCAGTTAAAGATTGGAGATATTTAGGAAAATGAACTGTAATCATTAAATGTAATTTGCAACACTAACGAACGTAGATCTATCGTGGTTAATAGTTCTAATTTTGCCACTAATAAATTGTCCTGGAACTCTGTGATGCCCATAAATTAAAGGAATAGCTGTTTGAGTTGATGTTGTATTGTCTAATCCTTCAAATGAATCGTTATTTCGCCTTGAATTTGTGTCACTAGCCGTGCTTTTTTGACCTTTCGGTGCAGTAGCCGCTAGTACACCTGAAAGAACCATACCAATACCCATAGATAGAGCAAAACCTGCAATGGTAGTTATTGTGGCTGAAGTAGCCATCAAACCGGCAGTAACCGCAAGAGAGGCTCCTACAGCGGCACCAGCTGATAATCCTGACATACCAACAGCTATAGCAGCGGCAATATGCGGTTGCATCAAAACTAAAGATACGGCAATCAAAGCTACACCTACGGCAATCATTAGTCCATCTTCACCACTACCAGCAATAATAGGTACAATAACTATATCAACATTCTTTTTTGGTTGTAAAAATATCTTTTCCATAGATAAAATTTTACCGTCAACTAAAAACCAAATATCTCCATATTTATTAAATTTTAATTCATCAGTAGTTCGTTTTAGATCAGGAAATAGATTAGTTAAATTACTATATAAATTATAGTAACTATCACCATCTATAGATACTTCTCTAACATTGTTAGTAAATTTTTGAAGGGGTTTAGATAGGATTAGTTTGTACATTTAAATGTTTAATCTCAAATGGTTCATATCTTAAAATTTTATCTAACCAATAGATATAAAATTTATCTCTAAAACCGACTACGAATTTGTATTCTTTAAATATAGTAGCATGTAAATCTTGTTCACTAGGTAGTGGATTTTCATCACCTGGATGAGAGTGGTAAAATCCCCATAATTTATCTTCATTTTCGTAAATCGCCACAGGATCAATAATAAAAGATTTTTTAGGCTGAGGACTTATATTTTTACAAGGTATGTAAGTAAATTCTGTAGTTATAATACCACAAGCCTCAGCAGGGTAATCTGTGAGGCTGTGTCTTGACATATCTGATTTTAAATTTTGAAATCGTTCTTCCATCTTCCTACTTTAACTGTGTATTGTTTATGATATCTTTTATAGTTAGAAATCCAACTCAGTCGTCCTTCCATAATTTGGAGTATTTTATTGTCTAAGAATAAAGCGCAATGATTGGGCGCGCTTGTAGCTCCAATTGACATTAAGACTATGTCGAAAGACCTAGGCTCTGAAACAATATCCCAACCCCATTCAGGTTTAGCTCTATCCACTAAAATATTAGCAGTTAAGTTACTATCATACCAATTTGTTGCTACGTCGCAACCACTATTTTGAGTAGTATAAGGTATTTCTATATTCAGTACTTCTTTATACACTAAAACACATAAGTTAAAACAATCAATACCTGAACGATCATTGCCTAAATGTTTATAAGGTAAGTTTAGGTAATTTGGTAGCCAATTGTCTATGTCTAATACAGCCTTCGATATTATTTCGTTTGTTATCATTAAAATGCCTTAAAACGGATTTTTGATTTTCAACTAGGTCTAAAACTTTGTAGTCTCCTACGTACATAGCAAAGTGACTTAATCTTTTTTCCCTTGTATATACAATAATATCGAATTCGCGAACAAAAGTCAAATTAATTTTTAACCAATTTTTTAGAGTAAAGACGTTCTCAACAGGTACTTTTCTTAAGTCTTTAAAATCGGTAATTTTAAAGTTATTAAATAGCCTACGTTCTTCTTCCCATTTTATGCCCAATTCTTCTTCATAGAATCTGCAAATTAATGCTAAACAATTACTATCTTCATAATTATGTTGAATATTTAAGTATTTTTCAATCATTTTATCTAGGTACAGACACACCAGTTCCTGGGAAGGAAGAAAAATGAATCTCATTATTACGTAATCTACATGCTAAATCATTTTTAGCGCATACATCAAAGGCTTGAGAAGGTGCTGTTACGTTATTAGCATAAAACCACCCATTAGCCATTCTAGATGTTCCTGGTACTATTTCAGTATTATTTCTAGGATATTGACATTCTTCTCCACCATATACCCAAACACATGTGTTCTTTAAGAAAGAACGACGTGGAAGTACATTTTTGAAGTATTGTAACCAAGAAGTTAAGCTAAATTTAGCCGCAGTCTCATCTAATCCTTCTAAATTATTTATTTTAAACGTATCAAGCACAAATTCATCACTACTTGCATTAGGGTTTTTAATATATAAGTTATCTCCGGGATTTAACGCAATAGAGTTATTAACTACTAAATAAGGGTGTATTATTTGCTCAATAATAGCAGCAGAATCAGACATAGTATTAGCATCATTATGTATTACGTCACCAACTCTATAAGGACTTGTTGTACGTACTTTAACATAAGTACCGTTTTTTTCTAACACGCTACTATATTCAGGCCAAAAATCTAATAAGTCAGCAAAAGTAGTCTTAATTTCTACAATGCCGCCTAATAAGTCTCTAGTGTCTTGTTTTAAAGGAGTCCAAGAATCGCCCATAGCAGTTGTTGTTGTATAACTCCAAGCTACGTTATATCCTAGACCCAAACTATCAGTATAAGAAGAATCAAATACTACGTTAGCTGGATTAGTGCGTGCGTCAATATTGTATACGATTTCACCATTAACAGTACCTGTAGTATTATTGCTACTATTATAACCGCATAAATAAGGATTTTCGATAAGATTTGTTATCATACCATCAAAATTAGATACCACGAAACTAACATCATTAATCTTACCACTACTATCTAAGCTAATTCCAGTACTATTAATTGGGTAAGGAGAGTATTCTACACCACCAAAATTAACTCTATATGTAATATCGGAAACATAGTCACCTCTAATTTCAGCAATTCGCACAGGAAAACCTGTAGGCCATGGATACGCTACGTCATTCTCAGAACTATCAGGATTACCGCTTTGTCTAGCTGGATACCATTCTCCTGGATAATACAAAGTGTATAATCTTACCAAAGGTGCTTGTTGTAGAGCATTTTTAGTCGCAGTAAACGTAGAAGCATTTATAGCAGATATAGTAGTATTAGCAGTTTCAATTTCAGATATTTTATAACCCGGAAAAAACGGACTCGAAGTAATATCACCGTATGATATAGAAATTGTTACATTAGATGTATTAGATGATGGAATAGTATAAGAATAAAGAGTTCTTTCAGTAACGTCATCTGTAGTTCCTACAAACGCTATATTTAAATCGTTATTAGATAATAAAGGACTAAAATCCGATACAATTCCTGGAAAATTTGTTATATCGTTAGTAGGAGATCCAGGTGTTATTACTGGTCTGGTGTAGTAACTAGTTTTGACAACTTCACTTAATTTAGCTGTTAAATTAGAGGAATCTGCAGAGGCAACTTTAGTAAAAGTTAAAGGTAGGATTGTAATACCATAATTACCTAAAGAAGTTATAGCTGGATAAGTCCAAGCAGTTTGAGGTAATGTAAACCCATTAATTACTACAGAAATAGAATCTTTGTAAAAATTGTTTAGTGTAGTAACTGGTAAAGAGAATGTATTAGTAGTACCATTAACGATATAATTATTGCCATTAACAGATACTGCTGTTAAATTGTTATAAATAACACTAGCTACATTAGCTCTGTATACAGTAGTATTACTAATGATTCTTTCACCAGTAATAAATTCCTGATAAGTATTAGCTAATTTAACTTTAATAGTAGATGCTTGTGAATCAACATTGACAATAAGACCAGTAGTTTTGCTACTTAGCCCTATAACAATATTTGATGATTCAAAATTCGTAGTGCTACCTACTGTTAGTATAAAATCGTAATTACGTCCTGACATTAATCATCTACTTCCCTGAACTGCATTGTTACATTATAGTAATTTTGTGCAAAATCACTTGCGGAACCTGCAAGTACATTTGTTATTTGTGGTGGTGTATCAAATACTACGGTCGCAAGACCTGATTCATTTAAATGAGATAAATCAAAGCTAAAAGATTCGTAAGTACCATTTCGTGACATATAAAAAGCATCTATAGCTTCTTTATCTAAACCATTAATATTAGTATAGGTAAAATTCCATTTGCGACGAAGACGTCTAGTATTAAGTCTTCGTTTTTCATACCCAGCAATAAACTTAGTAGTTTTTACATCAGCTTCTCTAGTATAAGAATATCCTTT